CTGCTCCACGATCACATGTTCGGAGAAAGCTCCGTACAACTGACCGAAAAACAAAAAGAACAACTCCGACGGTATCAGTCCGTTTTTACCGTCTGGCTGGAAAACCCGTGGATGTCGAATAAGGCTCTGCGGGAATTTCTCATAAATACCTATGGTATTTCCGTCACCCAGGCTTATCAGGACATCAAAAACGTACAGATACTACTGGGAAACGTCAAGCGTGCCACCAAGGAATGGTATCGTTATATTGCTAATGAAATGGTCAAACAGGCAATTTGCGACCTTGACAATTCTAAAGAAGATGTTAAATCTGCTTTTTTTAGGGCCAAAGCCAAAATCGCAGCAGCCGAAG